TGGCTAGCGCACGAGGCACGCTAAGTATGTTGATATCTAATCCCATTTTCATTTCCTTTGTGTTTCGGCTAGTATGAGGATGGTGCGCGGCGTAGCCAGTGCCATGCACCATTTCGGGAGATACGCTCTCCCTGAACTCGGGGTCAGGTTGACCCCCAGTTGTCTTGTAGCCCGTGCCAAGTGTTCGGCAAGGGTTCGTGTCGGGTTGTTTGCTCTAGTTCTTTGATCGCTTTCTTTAAGATGTCGATGCGGTCTTGGCGCTCGGGTGTGGGTTCGATCAGTTGCAGTCTCTCCAAGCGTTCGAGTTCGGTGTCTGCGCTTTTGATCAGTCGCTTTTGTAGTTTGTCATGGATGTTCTGTGGGACTGAGCGCACGAACGGATGTTTCTTTTTGGCGTGCTTGATGTGGGGGATGTCTGCAAAGTACGCATAAACTCTGTCCTTAATCTTTTGCGGAACCCAATCGACCCAATGCAAGCCGTCGTTTTCTAGGTTCTTTTCCTTGGCGAGCTTGCTCGGGAGGACTTTGTCGATGTCTTTGTACCTCGCATAATCTTTGCGGAGTTTGGTCAGCACCATTTCATAAGCGCGCCATGCGAGGATTCGGGGGTTGTCGGGGTCTTCGGATTTGTAGTTGAGGTTGGTCTTGACGATGTGGAGTTCGTGCGCAAGAGGTACTGTGAGTCGTTCCCATTGGAGTTTGAGTTGGGTTTGGCGTTGCTGATTGGATCGGCGTTCGGCTTTTTGAGTGGCAACAATCATCTTTATGCGTTCTTTTTCCTCGTCAGGGATGCGTCTTTTCGCGAGAATGTTGTGCAATTCGTTGGGTGTTTTGCTCATGTAGTGTGCATAATCCATTTGAAATCCTTAAAGTGTCCAAGATTATTCGGGAGTGTGAAAATAAAAGACAGTCGGAGAACCGCATGAATCCTAGGTTTTCGCGTGAAGTGTCCGACTAGCCGTCATTTAAAAATCATTATATCACAACTTTTTCTTTCCAAGTTCTGCGAACTGTCGGAGTTTCGGAAGAGGTATATATATATATATTTACTTTTTAATAAAGAAATATAAATGCTAGCTAGTTGGACACAAAACCGCGAAAGCCAATAAACACGCGGGTTTCCGCGTGTCTTTTAATAATTGATTACCGCATAATGTTGGACATGTCAAAATTGACATAAAACTGGGGGTCAGGGTGACCCCGAGTTCATTATGCACGCTCCTCCCAAAAGATGTCGCGGACTTTGTGGTCTTTGGACAAGCGGGTGAGTTTGGCTTGGAGTTGGTGAGCGGGGCATTGGATGGAGCGGTGTTCGTAGTTGTCGCCGTGGGTGAAGTAGATGTAGGTGATGGTGTACATGGTTTAGTTTCCTTTGATGCAGTTTCGGAGTGTGCGCATTTCGTCAGGCCAAGATTGACCACAGACATACTCCGCGCCTTTATCGTCGAGGGTCATGCGGTGATAAATTCCGTAGGATGTCCAAAGGGACAAGGGCAGTTCAAGTCGGCGCCAGACTTGGTCTTTTGTTTTTTGACTGCACCGCTTGGTGACCATGAAGAAGATGTCGGTTTTTTGTTTGTCGGTGAGCGCAGAAACGCCACCGCCGAATTTCGCATTGTGGATTAAGATGTCGAGGTTTAGCATAATGATTTTCCTTTGATTGAGTTTAAAGTCGGGGTCAAGTTGACCCCCAGTTTTTAGTTTGTTGTTCCGCAACCCCGACCGCCGCCTTCGCTTGTCGCCCAGTCGAAGAGGTCAAAGGCATCTAAGTAGTCGAGGGTTTTCTTGACTGGGGGCTTGTAGTATTTGACCCCGTACTCCTCACGCTTTGCTAAAGCGCCCTTTTTTGTTTTAGAGATGATTGAATACACATCGGAGTCCCCGATGCTTGCGCAGTACCAGTATGTTAGTTTTGCCATGATTTAGTCCTTGTAGATGTTAAGCCATTCGATTGCTTCACGCTTGGTGTTGCACTCGCGCACGATGTAGTCGTTGACTTTGACGATCCACTCGATGAGTGGCGTGGTTCTGTGGTTGAATGATTCTCGGCGATAAAGCATGGCTTTGCCGAGGGTTTGTATGTGTTGCATAATGATGCTCCTTTTTGGATGGTGAAAATTGATTTGACAAAGAACGAAACAGCGCAAGGACGATGCCCTGCGCTTTTAAACATAAAACTGGGGGTCACCCCGACCCCGAGTTCAGATCGCGTCTCTGATGCGCTTTTGATCGGTTTCAGATAGCTTTTTAATCTTGGCAAGCAATAGTTCGACTTCATCTTTTTTCGCTTTCTCGGCCGATGGGGTTTTCACAGTCTCAAAGCAGTTATTGAGAATACGTTTCATCGCTGTGTGTGGCGCTGTATCTTTCTCGAATGTCTTGCCACGTTGACCATCCTTAGCCTTCACGTTGTATTTCTGTTCAACGAACTCGATCACCAAGGGGATCGCTTGGGCTTTGGTAAACACTCCAAGATCGAATAGGCGTGTAGCAAACTCGGCTTGAGCATTGTCTGCATCTTGAAATACGGCGAACACGTTTTGTTTGTTGATAGATGACATGATAATTTCCTTTGTGGTTTGGTTTGTGCCCCGAGAACCTTTCTCAAAGCTGACTACATTATGCACACATGGGGTTTTTATTTGAAACCTTTGATTCTCGGGGACACGATGACCCCGAGTTTTTCCCCGATTTTCAGGATTTTTTGACCCCACTGCACCCCCATCCCCCAAATTCAAGGCATGGTGGCATGGTGACCATGAACACTGTTCCATAGCCATTCTCAATAACTTTGTAATACCTTTTGACTACCCCCCTACAATTCCACAATGTGAAACGTCACCCCCCATAAATTTTATAAAAATTCCAAAGCAACAGAGTCAAACCTTAGACAACACACCATAAAAAAAGCCCGGCGCTCAGGCCGGGCAAATTGATCCCAACGATCAAAAGAGAGAAAGCAAATGGCAACTGCTTGCACATCTACCGGAATCTAGTGTACATTAACGCCAACGAGGTTGCAAGGGCCTACGCATGTTAGATCATCTTTTGAATTTTGAACCCGAGGTTGAACCCCTCAACAAAAACTTTATGCCGTTGGAAAAGGCAGACACAGCCGCGACCATTGACGCCAAGGTTAATACGCTTGACTGGTTGAAAGAACAGGGTGTAGTAGATTCTGCAGAACTCATCGACAAGGTTGATAAAGAAGCTGGAATAAAAGCAGCGCGCAATACGTTTGCAAATATTGTTTCAGCCGCGCCACAAGATAAAACACATCACGCACTGGCAGAAGTAAAGACACCACAAGCAGTACAGCATTTGGTCAGTATGCTCACAGCATACGACTGGGAATTTGTGGAGCAAGCCAAACAACTGCGTGGTTATGCAGTGGCCAAGATACTGGAAGAAGTTGAAAACCCCAGCGCCAATATCCGACTAAAAGCATTGGGTATGCTTGGCAAGATTACCGAGGTGGGGTTGTTTACGGACAACATCAAAATTGAAAAAGCAGAAATGAGCGACAACGAACTTGATCAGCGTATTAAAGACAAGTTGAATAAGTTCATGGACGTTGTCGATGTGCTTGCAAATAAAGATGACATAACTGACATAAGTAACAATGAATCTATCGAGCATAACGAGTCTGACCCCGCTTGAGGCCAAGCTCATCCAACAAAGTCTGCCACACATGACAAAGGCGGAGAAGTTGGAATTGTTTGCCGATCTTGAAGAACGTGAGAAGCGCGCTAGCCTCTTGGCCGCGCAGAGTAACATATTAGGGTTTGCCCGCGCGGTATACCCCGGATTCAAGACAGGCCCACATCACAGGAAGCTGGCCAAGATATTTGAGGATGTCATATTAGGTAATAAGAAGCGTGTCATAATTAATATTGCACCGCGTCACGGCAAGTCAGAATTTAGTAGCTATTTGTTCCCTGCGTATTTCTTAGGCAAGTTTCCAGACAAGAAAATTATCATGGGCACGCACACTGCGGGCTTGTCAGAAGACTTTGGTAGGCGTGTACGTAACTTAATTGAATCAGAGGAATACCATGAAATTTTCCCTAGCACACAGATTGCGGAGGATCAGAAGGCGGCTGGCAAGTGGTCTACATCGGCTGGAGGACAGTATTACGCGGCAGGAGTTGGCGGTGCTCTCGCTGGTAGGGGCGCTGATCTTTTTGTTATTGATGACCCTCACTCAGAACAAGACGTAAAGACAAACAGCCGCCTAGCATTTGATACTGCATGGTCTTGGTTTCAAACGGGCCCGTTGCAGCGTCTGATGCCGGGTGGAGCGATCATTGTGATCATGACGCGGTGGTCTCTCCTAGACTTGACGGGAAAACTCATTGAGTACCAGACACGCAATCCTGAAGCCATGCCTTGGGAGATTGTGGAGTTACCACCCATACTGAACGAAGGCACGGAAGACGAGAAGTCGCTCTGGCCAGAGCAGTGGCCACTGGATGCGCTAAAGAAAATCAAAGCGTCTTTGGATCCAAGGTACTGGAACGCCCAGTACA